CAATTCCAGCTAGAGATGGAAAATTCAGCTGCAGCGTTAGAAGCCGTACGTCGTTACAAGATACGCCGTGTTGAACAAGATACATGGTGGTATCGCCTCGCTCACTCTTCGTGGATCCAACCGGAGAGGGGGCGGGTGTCCATTGATCAATAGGGGTGCCCAGCCCTTATATCTGGAGTTGATGAGATGAGGAAGAAATTTCCCTCCATCGACTTAGGAATCCAGATATATCGGAATGGGTGCCCTGTACGCGTGCGAAAGATGACCTACCTGACCAGGGTGGCTGGGTCCAAGCACGTCTTTTGTCATAATGCGTCTCTGCACAATGCGAAATTGGCAGCCGCTTACCGTGTTTTGAGCGCGGAAGTTGGGGGTAAGATCGTACCCATTCACAAGACCAGACCACCCCCCGGACATTCTAAAGCATTAGACCCTGCTATAAAAACGTTAGTAAAATTAGTACCCACGCTCGCACCAATCGCTATGGATGAATTTCCTCGCTTGTATTGTGGCCAGAAGCGTACTATATATGAAAACGCCAATAAAAGCTTAAAGCTCAAGCCATTGACCTCAAAAGACTCGACAATTAGGGCCTTTATAAAATATGAGAAGATGCTTAGTAATCCGGATAAAGTAAAAATACCACGTATGATATCGCCTCCGTCCCCTAGGTTCCTGCTAGCGACAGGCTGCTACGTAAAAGCAGCAGAACATAGCATATATGAGGCGATTGATCAGATGTTTGGATTTAAAGTTGTCACCAAGGGGTTGAATTATCAACAGACTGGACAACTCTTCAGTGATCATTGGAATGCAGTAGATAATGCTGTCGCGTATGACGTAGATGTTGAGAAGATGGACCGGTCAACATCGGCAGAAATGTTAGCTAGAACCCATGAGCTACTTTACGCGTGCTTTGGATCAGACGAGGCAGCAAAACTGAAGAAGTTGTTGGACAAACAGCTGAAGATAAAGACAGTGGTTAGATGTGATGATGGGACTTTAAGGTACAAAGTAGATGGCACATTGACGTCAGGACAAATGAACACATCATTAGTCGGGGTGTCAATGGTTAGCTGTTGTATGTACACTCTCTTTCAGACTTTGGGAGTGCCATATCGCTTTGTCGATGCTGGTGATGATTGTACTGTTATTATCAGCAAAGCCCATGCTTCACTATTCAGATCAGAAGTAGAGCCGTGGTTCAAACAGTTCGGGTTTGGACTAACGGTTGGCAAGATGTCGACACGAATTGAGGAAATAGAATTCTGTCAGACACACCCTGTTTGCGTAAATGGTAAATACACGATGGTCCGAAATGCTCAGGACGCGGCGATAAAAGATGCAACAAGTGCAAAGCATCTCAACACTAAGAAGGAACAGGCTGTATGGATGAAAGCCATTTCTCAGTGTGGCATGGCCTCACATGCTTGCGTGCCAGTAGCTCAATCGTTGTATACATGTTACGGTCGAAATGCAGATAGGATGCTAACTGAACTGAAGCTGTCTAAAAGCCAAATGAATCGAGTCGAAAAGGCTGTGAAACGTGTTAAAGAAAATGACTTGTCTTACACTTTATCTGTTGCGATGACAAAACAAACAGGTGTGTATGGTGATGTACAAGTAGGCGCCCGCGTTTCATACTACGATGCATTTGGTATTCCTCCCCATTACCAAGTTTTAATGGAAGATTATTATAATAATTTGGTGATAGACCATAGACCAGAAGTCCCGTTCACAAACGCGACTTTTAATCCATTATGGGTGTAGATCGTGGTACGGAAAAGATAACACACATGGAACTGATCATGTGAAACTGGTAACGCGTCCAGTATCTTTGTTAGCGGGCCATGAACAGCATAGAAGCTGCGGGGGTGACCAGCCCGGCCATTCAAGTCAGTGGGTCATCTAGAGTAATAGCCCAAAATCTCCTACGAGGGGTGCTAAACAAAACGCCGAGAGACTGCACGGCGCTTCCACTCAGGTTTCTAGATGATGAACAGTCCCTTGTTGTATGAGGCATCCACTACAGTACAAAATGAGACAAAACCAAAATAAAAATTTTAAAAGCGCTCGCGGTTGGGCGGCCAGTTTAGCCGACCCATTTAACGCGCCAGCGGCCCATATTCCGGATTTCGAGACCAATGCTAGCGGTGTAATTACTAGCAGACTCAAGTTCACACACGCGCCATCTGCGTTGTCAGCAACAACGACCACACACGTTGGAGGATTTGCGGTATATCCAAATCTTTACTCACATGCTGTTGAGTTTGTTGAAACCTCAGGCGGGGGAGGGTATGTCCAAGATCTCGGTGATACTGCCGGGACTGCTGCTCTCTCAAACTATCATGACATACCTAATGCAGGCGGTTACGGTAACGCCGTAAAGCTACGCATGACTAGTTGTGGTGTGAAGGTCACTTATTCTGGAACCGAACTCAGTAGGGGTGGCGAGTTCTTCAGTGGTTATTTGCAGACCGAATATCCAGCATCCACTGTCGCTACCACAGGAACACAGCTTAGTCCCCTCAGCACATTAATGGGGACTTCCGCTACTGGGAAATGGACTGTCGCGTCGCTAAAAGCGAACCTAAAGGAGTACAAAGTATCGAGGATAGGCGATGAAACCGAGACATTTTATTGGAAACCAAATGGTGTGCCACCCTACTACCGCATAGCCACAGCAGGCTCTTATAATGCACCGTCCACGACCACTGGAGGCACAGCTGTTTTGAACAGTTTGTTTGCCGCCACTACGAATTCTGGTGGATTGCCCTATGGATCAAACTGCTTGGTAATTTTAATCACAGGTGACACCACTTCAGCTGCTTCACTAGTGGGAAACTACTACGATGTTGAGATCATCTCTCACTGGGAAGCGATTCCGACGAATATGGATGCTGTCGTATATGATCTCTCCCCATCAATGTCTGACCCTAAAGCCTTATCTGATGCAATGAATGTCTGTTCCGCGTCCGGCGATGCAAGTATGCCGATCCGGGGCAGATCTCCACCCAAAACATTTCAAAATGCTCCTAAACAAATTAAGAGCAATAAAACAAAAGTATACGAGTTCATTGATAGTAATCGAGAACCGATTCTTAAAGTCGGAACCGAAGTTGTTAGGGCCGCAGCGCGCGCCGTCGCTCGAAAGAGCGCAGTCCGCACCCCCAATAATCGGCGAATCGAGCTTTGATTTGGACATCGAATGGGACACCACATCCACGGAGAGTAACGACTCCATCCCGAGGGAGGTGAAGTTTGGGTATGTGCAGCGGTATACCTATAATCCTAAAAGACCATGTAGTTGTCAGCTACTTGAAACTGACCTGTTCAACATACATTAGTTCCACTGTTCTTTGGCCCTACAGCCGTTAAATGGTAGCGGACTTACCGACACAAAAGATGTGCTATTCCTACGCTAGCGGTTACTCGAAACCCCTAGTAGGCACCCCAAGAGAGC